TTTTGACCGAATACAACTGGACCCTCAACTGGGAATGATGCAATTGGATTAATAGAAAGCTTATACATCTGATCTCTTTGCTTTTGAGTCGGTGTTAATGCTAATCCTGTAGCTCCAATTAATCTTCCTCTCGAAAAACCTGCAGGTGCAAACCATGGCTCGAAATTACTATCTGAATTAGCCATTATCGCTGCAAGGTAACCAGATGATGGGCAATATGATAAACCTCCGTAAACATCGTCTGTACTTTGTACCCACTGTCCATATGTTGTTGCATAACTTGTATTTATTTGACTTGCAAATGCTTTCATCGGATTTAATACATCTCGTGAGAAATTCTTACTACTATCTTGTAGAGTTAAGAAATTATCACCTGATACGAAAATTGATCTCGGTAGGTCAGCAATAAAGATATGATCTTTTCTTCTAAATTCTGCAAATGTTGTGAATCTAGTTATAACATCATTCCATAAACCTCTGTAATCTGTCGCTTCCTGGCTTAATGAATTACCATCAACCCGTGTTTTTCTAAAACCGTCAATTGCTGATAAAGCTGCAACATCATCGAATATATCTAAAGTTGATGCGCTACTTAACGTTAATGCAGTTGAATAAATTGTCGATAAACCTCCATCAACTGTAATATCGATATCAAATCTTTCTGTATTTTCAACAGTATCTAATAGTCTATCGACTTTTTGAGGTAAATTACCTATCCTTTTTGTAGAAAGGTCTGTAGTTGCATATGTACCGATTGCAAATAAGCTGTCGGCGACACCGGATAAAGTATTACAAAAACCGTTGACTTTAGTCTTAAGAGCAGATTGTGTACCAGAAGTAGCGCCAAATGTTGATGAAAGCGTTACCCAATTAGTATCTAATTGATCTTGTATCTTAGTTGTTATAAATCTTACCTTTGTCTTAGGTTTACCTTCTGGATCTAAATATGTAACACCTGTTCTATTACTAAAGAAATCATTAACAATAAGTTCCATTGTTGGTAATTGATCTTCAGTTTCAATTCTGAATGGAATTGCTTCACCACCATTAGGGTCATTAATTTGTCTATGGTAATCAGTTGAACCAACTATTGTTTCTTCAAGATTTAATGCCAACCTTATTGTATTGTTTGTAGTTGGTGTTGATCTAAGTCTAAATAATCCAATCGATAATGTATCATCAAACTCTTCTGATGAAATATCAAAATCGGTTAAGTTTTCCATTTGCTCTGATATACTACCATCTGAATAACCAAATGTATTTTCATTATTGGAAGATCTTGAGGAAAGTATATTATCAAGTCTTGTCGTTGGTAAGTCGATTAAAGGGCTTTCACTTAAGGTTGTTCCGCTGACTGCTTCGGTACCGAGGGTTCTAACTTTTAGAATACCATTGTAATCTAAAGCATCATTCATATTAGTATTATCAATAGCTCCTACATAAAAACCTTGGAAAGACTGGTCAATTGTAGTTTGTGCTTTATTAATAACGAGCATAGCAGCTTTACCTAAATCTGAAAGTTTTTCGAAATCTGACGCTGTCTCATCCAACCATTTAAATCCTCTTCTTTGTTGAATCTGGAAATATTGTTCTTGGCTTATTGTAAAGTGTTTTGGTTCACCAATTAATACTGTACGTGTTGAGGATGTTGCCTCTGTATTAGTAAAGCCATCCAGCGCGCTGACTGTTTCTTTTTTCGAATCAATGGCAACTGCAGATGCAGGATATGCTAACACACTATAACTATTACCAAAACCGGTACCTTTGTCTGCACCGTAAGGTACTCTATAAACAAAAACATTTGCAGGGCTATTAAATAACGCTCTAGCTGTATTTGATAGGTATAATTCTGCAGGAACTGTAGGATTACCATAGATATCAATGAATTCACTTTGCGATGTTACTTGAATAACTTCATCAGTTGGTCCTCTATCTGCAAAACCTGTTATTAATACGTTAGTACCTATAGGTACAACGGGTCTTATAGATTGGTCTATTTCTTTAATTTCTACACCGGGAGATTGTATTGTACGTGCCATATACTATTATTTATAGCATCCCGGATTAAAAATTATACCAATTCAACTAATAACTGAGAGAATGCAAATTCAAAAGTTGTTTCTATTTCACCTGCTTGTCGATAGTTAAAATTAATACCACCTAAATCAACAGGAAATGCATTAGTGTATACAAATTTAACTTTATTTTTATCAAATTCATCTAACGCATATAAAGTTATGTCAGTTTGGTATAAATCGGGAGAAGTGGACGTTTTATTTTGATTTTTTTCTTTTGTAGATACATTGGCAGTTTTTAAAATACCTTTCCCGTTGAATTGAGAGTTTTTTTCATCATTTAACAGATCTAACCATTTATAAATTACCCAATAATTATTAAATTCATTATCAATTGTAAAATTTACTTTAACATTTTCATAAGGAGGTCTCGAATGCTTTGAAATTTTAAATGATTGACCAGCATATCCAAGATTTTCTTCTGGTACTTTTATCGACGGTACAACTGAACCATAAACTGAAAATTGTAAGCTATCTTCAATAACTACTGTATTTTCTCTTGCTCCAAGATATTGTTTACTTATATCTTTCAATACCGGGGGTAAATTAAAAACAAGTAAAAACTTATCTAATCTACTTTTATTGAATTGGGATTGATTTATTGTTGCCATACTTTAAAGCCTTGCATTTGTAATTGATCTATTTCACTATTGGTATTAGAAGCGTTGCCTATAATAATTGGTAATGTATTTTGGTGACCTTCCTTTTCATTGGTATATAAAGAAGTCGGGTCCATAAAATATTTAATACCAAAATCCATTTGTTGCAGCTCTAAAGGTCTATTATTTGTATCTTTTTTAACTACATCAAAATATGTTTCAACTATATCATTATCAAGTATAATAAGGTTCCACATCAGAGAGGTGACTAAATCATCGTGATACCCCTTCTTTGCATTCCATGTACCGTTTGCTGCTTTTACATAGTTTCTTAACTCTTTAACTGTTCTTTTGTCATTTATCTGTACCGATTCGAGTTCGTTGACCCAATAACGCATATTAGTAACTGCTTTATATTTTGTATTTGTATGAGAGATTATTCCTAATTGTTGTTTTTTCTTATTAGCTAACGATCCTCCCCAAGATACAATATTTTCATAATCGTGAGTATTTTTAAGTATATCAACTACCTGGCCACCGCTATTATTTCTTTCAACACAAACTAATGGGTTACCCCAGTGCTGTAATATTTCATAGACTTTTTCAGTAAAGTTATATGGTGATATTTCATTGTTATGATATACTGCTACTTGTTTAATGCAGGTTAAATCGGTATAATCTAATATTTGAACTACTGATGCATCCTTACCTAACCCTTCAGCTGTATCGACGCTTGCTATATATATACCATCTTCTGTAGGTTCATCCCATAAAAGATATTTACCATCGTCAAATACAAATTTTGGTTCAACAGTTTTACTATTTAACTTTTCAAATAGTTCATTATTAACTGAACTTTCACCAGACGAAATAAATTCACAATTGAATTCTTGTTCAAACGCTTCTCTGCTACCAATACTATTAATAGTTTGTTGTCTCCACTTTTCATCTCTACCAGGTACTTCATTCCATAAAATTTTATCACAAGCCCAATCATTTTCATTATTTTCAGCACCGGTATATAGTTTATAAAAAAGATTATCAGTACCATTTGCTGTTGATGCAATAAAAATTTTAGATTTTTTAGAAGACGAAACAATCGGGTATACCGATTTCCAGAAATCTTCTACTAAATGCGGTTCAATAAAAGCAAGCTCATCGAGAATTAAACAGTTAACTGATTGACCACGAGCAGCAGTACCAGTCGTGGTAGATATACCTATTTTTGTACCGTTGGCTAATAATATAGATGTTTTACCATATTCTTTAACCCCAGGTTTTAACCAATTAGGTAATTCTTCATATGCTAGACGTATTCTACTCATTATTTCTAGAGCCGTTCCTTCTTTATTAGCTACTATAAGAATACGTTGATCATTATTAAAGCATGCAATCCATAATGCATATATTGTCATCATAGTAGTTTTACCAATCTGTCTACTTGCTAATAATATAAAGAAACGATTATCTCTCATCTTACGTAATGCTCTTTTTTGACAATAATGTAGGTCTATTGTTTTCTTACCTTCGTCTAAGGATATAATATAAAAGAACTTCTCCGCAAAGTGTAGAATGTTTTTCTGACACTTTTTTAAATCTTTAACCATCTGAGGCGTATACTCAAATTCTGCCCCAACTGTAGGTAGATTCGGGTTATTCATATAATTTTGTTTATTTTTAATCATCTCGCTATAAATATTTAAATGACTCGAGTAAATACTCTAACCGAAATTTGGAATACATACAATAAAAATATTATCAACGAAGGCGCAAAAGATAGACCTATCGAAGGTGGTATTAAAAAAATGGGTACTAAACCTGGCCCAGGTGCAGTTAATACCAATGACGATAAAGCAAAAACAATACAACATTCAAAAAGTCCTGGTACTACTGAACCAGAATATGAAATTGAAGGTTTAAAACACCCAATTGACCCTAAAAATGCCAAAAATGGAGATGAACTCTATAATAGCGCTAATTATTCTTCAGAAAAATATACTAAAAAAGATAAAAAAATAGAGAAAAAGGTAAAAGAGAGTATAAATAATTACATGAAATCTACTTTTGATAAACTATTTGAAAATGTTATGGGTGAAGAAATTCACTCTGATCAAGAAACACAAGAATTAGACGCACTCGGTATTGATACTGAAGTCGATG